GGATTCTCTTTTATGGTTCATATCCATCATGGATTTAGCCATATCCATTTCGGCTTTTGTAGAGTCGTTCTTAGACTTCATCATCTCTTTGGTTATATCCGCCTTAGTCTTTGTAATATGTGCAGGCTCCTGACCGGCTTGAGCTTCATACATGGCAAGCTCATTCATCCCCATCTTTTCCGCAAATGTAGCCTTCTCCATCGGGTCAAGTTCACTCCACTGAAGCGCAACTGTGATTTTAGGGTCAGGAGGCGGCGGTTCGGACATAGCCTCTATTTCCTTAATGACCTCATCCTTATTTTTAAGGTCTGAGAGTTGAATAAGTTTCTTTACCCAAAACGGGCCAAATGGAAGTATGGCCGGAAGCATCTGCGCCAACATCTCGAATTGTTCCTGCTGCATAGTGGTAATATCCGGCATCTCCTCAATGACAATATCGAATATACCTTCTTTAAGTATTTGTTGCTCATTTGCGTTAGCATTAAGTTTAACAGTCTTACTTTTGTTTAAGTCATCGGTAATATAGAATAACATCTCATCGGTATAGTATTGTTTCATAAGGCCAAGTATCACTTTTGCCAGGATAGTCCTTGTGCGCCTGAAGTTATCGAATACCGGAGCGATAATAAGGTCAGTCATAGCCTGTTTTCTTGCTACACCGATACCAGAACGCATCTCTGACTTCTCACCCATAGCATCGGGGTTTATGCCTGTGACACGCCTGAAGTCGGCTTTTGCCTCGTTATGGAGATTAAATTGAGTGACGGCTAAGTCTATATTTTTATTAAGTAGAAACTTCTCGAAATATCCTTTGTTCAGTTCTATCTGACCATCCGGCCTTGCTACCTCTGTAGCATGGCTGGCGGGATCTGATACAGCCCCTTTTTCGTAAATAGACTGATTAGTAGAAAGAAGATGCAATGCTTTGGATTCCCGTTTGTTAATGGCATCCTGTAGGGATAGAGCGATAAAGACAAGGCTGTATGGTTCCCCTGATTTCTTTCTATTAACGAAATAAGGGATAAAGGGGAATAGACCATGCTCAAAGGGGGAGTCCTTATGCTCTAATAATACTCCAGCAGAATATACGCCGACCTTCATCTGTGTTTTTATCCGGTCAACCTGCTTATAGGTAATACCCTGAGCGTCAATCTGCTTAAGATCGTCCTTACTTAACTGGTCTGCATCTAATATTTGACCTGTGGAGAGTATTATTTTTGAATCCCGCTTTTTGGTCTTATACCAGCATTCAACCACCCTGAGCCGTTTCGCATTGGCATCTATGTAATTGTCTTTCTTAAATCCATCTATGGAAGATAGCAGCCCGCCCTTATATTCAGCTTCCATCATTTGAGATAATTCCTTTGTTTTGCTTGGATATAATTCTTTGGCTTCTGATAGGTCGAGCCATTTAGCACGGCTAATATGATTAGCATCCTCGTTCCAGTCGTATCTGCGAGAATAAGGGTCAGGGAAGATATTGAAGCAATCCTCCATCCTTATTTTTATTTCGGGATGCAGGAGATCGTTATAATCAACATAGGCTTCAAGGACGCCGAATCCTCCGGTAAATCCATCTTCAGCGGCATCTCGTTCCTCGAATTCAAGGTTATTTTGCTGTTTAATGAAAAGTAAGGCATCTGATATGGTATCTGCTATAGGTTTATCCTGCGGGTTCCGGCCTCTGTAGCCTATACGTGTACGCTGCCTAACGAACTGGCCGACCATGCGGTCACAAGTTACCTTGACCTGATTATTAACTGTTTCCGGCTGCCCTCGTTCTTTTAATTCCTTTTTCTCAGCAGAAGTCCATTGGTCGTTTTCTTTATATTTAAAACATTGCTCGGCATTTTTACGCCATGATTGCCATGTGGGATGATCCAGTGCAGAAGAGAAATAGTTATCCAGCTTAACTAAAAGGTCTTTATCGTCTGATTTGCTGGACTTAGCCAATAGTTTCTCCTAAATGTTTCAATATGTAACATAAGGAGATATGTTTGTCAAGTAGATCTATTATGTTTCAGAATGGAACGTTACAATTTGTAACGTTAAAGGATTAAAAGCTAACTGGTATACCCCAAAACTGACAGGAGACACAGGCAGGGATTAATTCTCTATGGCCTGCTATGTGAGATACCAGTATACGTTGCCTCACAGCGCCATTCCATATTTCATCTAAGGATTGCTCATTTAAGTTGCCGATATAGCCTTCGTTATTCGGGAAAAGACGGTTACAGATAAATACATCACCCTTCCAGTTGATAGAAGGATGTCCCAGTAAATCTAAGCAGATACCTATTTCAGGGATGACCGGAATAGCCTTCCTATAATCTCTACTGCCGCATGGTGTATGTAATGCCCTTCTGATGATACTGATGCCCTGTAATGCCTCGTAAGGTGCGGCATCCATATCGCCGACCAGCTTAATTAAGACTTGAGGCCATTCAGGAGCACCTTTCAAGTCAAGAAATTGTCTTATAATATCTAATTGCTTCCCATTATCCTTGTCGTCTTTATAAACTGAAATAGTTAAGGATGATAATTTATCAATAATGGTATGTGCCCGATCCATTAATAACATGCCATTGGTTACTATGTTTGTAATATTTCTATATCTAAATATATCGAGAACAGTGTTTAGATATGGATAGAGCAAAACTTCACCATCCTTGTGAAACTGGATTGTAATATCTTCTGGTATTTGATTTGATATTTTATAAAATAATTTTATATCCATATCGCCAAATTCAAGGGATTTATTTACTTTGGGATTCTGATGACCGCAGAAATAGCAGGACTTATTGCAGCGTGATGTTAATTCAATATTGATAGTATGAAGGCCATTAAGCATTGAGCCACTTTTTTGTTTGTTCAACGAAGTCACAAGACACATCCTTTGACCAGTCAGACATGAGTTGTTTTGTGATCCTTCCGACACACTTAATCGCATGGTTGTTAATACTTTTTATCGGAACTATCCCGTAGGGTGTGTTGGTGAAAAATGCCTCATCAGCACTTACGATGTCGTATAATTCCATATTCTTAACGATAACCTTTATGCTGGCTTGCCGTGCGAGCCTCATGACGTGCTTTTGCGATATACCTCTAAGACAATTCCGGGGTTCGGGGGTAAATAGTTTACCTGATTTCACATAGAAGAAGTTTGAGCCTGTGCCTTCGGCTATGAATCCATCAGGATCGAGTAGTAATGCCCAGGCAGAAGGATTATATCTTGCTACTTCGAGTTCTGCCAGTTTAAAGTGAAGCCTTGAGCGCATCTTAACTTTAGGTTCAAGTAACTGAGCCGGAATAGTCCTTTGAGCCGGGACTATTACGTCTACACCTTCTCTGTAAATATTATACGCTGTAGGAATAACCCATTTAAGTGGAAAGCACGTTATCATTACCTGCGTTCCACGTGGAACTATTCGTTCGTAAATTGATAAAGCCCCTTTGGTTACATTAATCAAGCTCCGTACTTCATCATCTTCATCAAATTCGTATCTATTTTCAATCAGCAGGTTTTCATGTGCCTCGTATAATTCATAAGGCAGGTATGGAATATCTATCCCTACATATTTAGCGGAAACATAAAGGCGCTCGATATGTTCATGGAGTTTAAAAGTTCTTTTTAAATAAGTACGTTGCATTTCAAATACGCCATCGCCATACATGCTGCCACTGTCATATATACTTAATTTGGCCTCAGATTCAGGTTTAATTTCTCCATTATGCCAGATTTTCCTCATTTCTTTATCACCTTATTAAATAATTCGTTTAAGACATTTTCCTTATAAAACGGTTTAGCGGATAATTTAGCTGCAAGGGCTTTATCCGATTTAACTTTATCGAGAAAAGCTATAATATCTCTTATGCCAAACTCATAATTCCCCGGATATAATGCCTCATATATTGAAGATACGAATTCGTAATCCTTCTGTATATTCACATCCAGCCTTAAATCAGGTCGTCTTATATCGTCAGGACAAGGGATAGTTTTTACCATATCCTTTTCATAGCAAATCTTATGTGGATGTTCTCTGTGTTCTTTATCTTTAGCGTTATCATCTATCCATTTGAGCAACTCCATGCTGTACACTTCAGCGCCTATGCCGTCAGGGTAGCCGGAATCGTGAATATTCTGGATATTGGAATATAGAAACTTAAACTTATTCGTAGTCCCATGACCTTGATATTCTATTATGCGATCTACTTCAGATGATTCGATTAACGGGTTATCTCCTGGTATCCTGATAATGGTATCGGCATCGAACTTCTTTGCTGCTGCCAAATGACGGGATACCAAGTCAGCAGTTTTACCTCTATAGGGGAACAGATTAATCCCACATTCGTCTGTGACCTTATATATGCTTCTGTATGATTCATCATGGAGCGGTATGGCGACAACTATCTGCTCTATCAACTTGCATCGTTTTACTCGTTCGATTAAGTGCCAGAGCATAGGCTTACCGCAGATGGGGAGTAAGATCTTACCAGGGAGCCGGGTTGAACCTGATCTTGATTGTATTATGCAAACTTTCTTTTTAATTTTTTGGCGACCTCCACTTCGCATGGGAGCATACCTAATTCGTATGATCCCGCTGCTATTTCAAAATCACGGATTTCTCTGACTAATTTCTGTAACGCTAAGGGTTCCAGACTTGCAGCCTGATCTGAACCGAACATTGTTCTCGATAATGTAATATGCCTCTCGATTATCTTTGCACCCAGAACCACTGCACAGAGCGTGCCCCAAAGCCCTGTCTCATGACCACTATAGCCTATAGGAATATAAAGGAACCATTCCTTCAATGTCTTTATTCTATTTAAGTGTAAATCCTCAATTTTAGCCGGATATGAGGCGGTACAGACCAGTAAGGCAATATTATTACAATAATCGAGCTGAATACACATTATAGCATTTTCTATTTCTTTTTCTGTTGCCATACCTGTTGATATAATAACCGGTTTGCCTGTTTTTTTGATATATTCAAGTAATTCAATATCGTTATTCCTTGCTGAAGGAATTTTATACGCCGGAACATCAAATTGCTCTAAGAAATCTACACTTGGTATATCCCAGGCCGAGGCAAGCCACGTTATGCCGATTTCCTTACAATATCTGTCTATTTCACGGTAATCATCATAATCAAATTCCAATGCCCGCTTAAGATCGCCATTGGTAGTGCCAAATGGGGATATGCGGGGCTGCGCAAGTTCTTCGGGTGTATATTGAAGCTCGATAGTACGCTTCTGAAATTTCACGGCATTGCATCTGGCTGATTTGGCAACATCTATAAGTTGTTTGGCAATGTCAACAGAAGAGTTCGCATTTATTCCGACCTCACATATGATATAACAAGGATTATTGCCACCTATTTTTGTACCATTTATATTCAAATCGTCTTCCACCCCCCTCTTTCTACTTTCTTATTCTTTTTTCTATGCTGATTCATACTTTTAAGGATATTGCCCTGGAAATATTCAGTTAAGCATAAGGCATCGGCTTTATTGGGAGATGACAGCCCTCTTTTCTTTAAATCCTTTTTGGATTCTACCTTGATTTTGCCGTTACCGTCTTCTGCATATTTTATAGTGGTGAGTTCTCCGATAAGCTCATCGTCATTGGGGATAGATATGGATTTCAGCTCGAATTTCTCTCTTACATTCCACCAAAGTTCATCACGGAGCCTGAAGAATCTATCTGATATAGCGGCGGCTTCCGATACGTTCACATCCCAGACTTGAGCTATATGTTGTCTGGTCTTTAGATTGCCGGCTACACCCCAGCCCCAGCCTATAATATCAATAAACACGTCTGAGGGTTCGGCATCGTATATCTTGCCTAATGCCCAGCCGGTAAGTTTCTCTGAATCTACGGTATCGAATGTATCTAATTTATGTACTTTCGGGCCTTGTCGTTGAAGTAGTGCAGATGGATCGCCGCCAGCGCCTACATCTAAGCCAAATACCAGAGGGTCTTGATCTGTAGGCTCTATATCTCTATCCACAGCATCCATGACCCAATCCCAGGGGATTAATACATCTTCATCGGCAGTAGGAGGGAGGCCGTTAATGCGAATACGGAAGGCATTAGAGTCACGACCATACTTTTTCTCCATGCGGGTTACGTGTTCTTTTGAGACCATTTCTGACTGTTCACCATCCCAGTGTAAGCATACCCATGATGAGCGGTCTTTGTATTGGGAGTCTATAGCGAAACCTTTAGATCGGGTTGGATTAAAAATCAGGACAATGAAATTACATCTGCCGGTAAGTGTGCCCTCTAAGGGCTTGAAAACTGGTTCGGGTATGCCGGAAGCTTCATCGCAGACCACCATGAGGTAGTCTTCATGAAACCCTGCCAGCGTTTCAGCTTGCTCTTCACCGGAGGCTTTAGGGTTAGTAGTACGAGCTACAGCAAACCATTCCTTACCGCCGGATTCCTTAAAGAATATTTTGTCCGATTGCCAGACTAACCAGTCCTTGACAAGGGAACCTCTAAGCCACTTATTTACTTCAGACCAGAGTACATCTTTTAACTGATGGCCGGTTGGAGCAGTGCAGGGAATTTTAGGGTATGGGAAACAACAGAGGAACCAGATAATAAGCCAGGAGGCAAGGCCGTCCTTGCCGCACCCTTGCCCTGACATAATTGATATACCTTGTTTCTTCGTATATTCAATTTCGGATGCGTTGAGCTTTAAACCATCGGCAAGTTTTATTTTGGCATTGACGAGTTTACGCACTTCTTCCAATGCCTGCATCTGCTGAGCGGTAGGACGTTCGTTAAGTCCACGAGGCTCTAATATAGCTTCCTGAACGAATTTAGCTGGGTTATACGCCCAGCTTTTAACAACCTGAATGGCCTTTTCTTCACTCATTTATGTTTTTTTCTCGTTACCGGCTTTTTAGGATGTTTCGCATTATAGATACGTGCAGCCTTGCCCTTAGCAGACTTATCCGACATACCTTCTTTCTTAAATTTATCTCTCATTTCCTCATACGCTTTTGGCATGAATCCTCCCTTGTATTTTTAAAGAATAAATTAAATCGTCTAATTGATGTAAATTCACATCTTTGACAAAGTCATCTCTTATCCTTATATCATCTAATATAGAATGCCAACAAAAATCATCTGCATTATAATAAAATCCATAATAAGTTAATATTTTTTTCTTTAAGGTATCCATATAACCTTATAACATGGCATGAATAGACGAAATACCGAACGGCTTACCGTTACGGCTCTGATAACCCCTCAGCCTTGCATCCTTACTGATTTCATCCAGTGTCATGCCGGACTTCCTCATTTCTGTGACAGATT